TTATTAATGAATCCAGAGTATTTCTCATTCATATGCAAGCATATTCTAAACATTGACTTATTACCCATGCAAGTTTTAATCTTGCAGGAAATGTGGAACAGAAAATTCCCCATGCTTGTGGGTAGCAGAGGTCTGGGTAAGACGTTCATATTGTCACTATATTGTTTGTTACGTGCGGCACTAATACCAAATAGAAAAATCGTTGTTGTAGGATCAGCATTCAGACAGTCAAAGTATCTTCATGATTACATGGAGAACATCTGGAAGAATGCACCTATTCTGAGGGATATGTGTGACAGTAATAGTGGCCCACGCCGCGATGTTGATATGTGCAAGATGACAATTAACGGAAGCACCATATCGGCGTTGCCCATCGGGGATGGTCAAAAAATTCGTGGACAGCGAGCAAATGATATTGTGGCCGATGAGTTTGCGAGCATGTCCCGAGAAGTTTTTGAGAATGTCATCGCCGGTTTCGCCGCCGTGTCCGCGTCTCCGATTGAGAATGTTAAGAGAGTTGCTATGGAGGAGATGGCTAAGAAAATGGGTATTGATCCAACTTCTCTTTACCAGACTAAAACGATACTTGATACTAGCAAAACAAATCAGATTATAATATCTGGAACTGCATTTTATGAGTTTAATCATTTTGCAGAATATTGGAAAAGATGGAAAGCAATCATAGAAACAAAAGGCGATCCTAAATCTATCTCAAACAATGTATTTAATGGCGAGCCAATTCCCGACTCTTTCAAATGGGATGACTATTCTATTATCAGAATTCCCGTAGATCTAGTACCAAAAGGATTCATGGACGAAGGTCAGATTGCTAGATCAAAAGCCACAATCCACAATGGCCTTTATTTAATGGAATTTGGTGCAGTCTTTACAAAGGATAGCCAAGGCTTCTTTAAACGCAGTTTAATTGAGTCATGTGTTGGAACAGATATTAAGCCGGTTAAAACACAAAATGAAGAGGTATATTTTGATCCGGTTTTAAGAGGCGGAAAATTAGAAAAGTATGTTATGGCAATCGATCCGGCTTCAGAAGTAGACAATTTTAGTATTGTCATATTAGAATTACATAGAGATCACAGAAGAATTGTTTACTGTTGGACAACCACTAGAAAAGATCATACGGAACGTGTTAAGAAAGGACTTACAAAAGAGAATAATTTCTATAGTTATTGTGCTAGAAAAATACGAGACTTAATGAATCTATTTCCCGTCATGCATATAGCAATGGACGCTCAAGGAGGTGGTTATTCTGTAGCAGAGGCATTGCATGATCACAATCAGTTAAAACTAGGCGAGATTCCAATCTGGCCGATTATTGATGAAGAAAAGCCCCAGCCGTCTGACGATCAACAAGGACTCCATATTTTAGAGATGTGCCAATTCGCAAAGTATGATTGGTATTCTGATGCTAATCATGGACTTAGAAAAGATCTAGAAGATAAGATCTTACTATTTCCAAGATTTGATCCAATTACAATCGGATTATCTATAGAGGAAGACAAAGCTAATAATCGTCTTTATGATACATTAGAAGACTGCGTAATGGAAATCGAAGAATTAAAGAACGAATTATCTTTGATAGAAGTATCAGAGAGTATAAACGGAAGAATGAGATGGGATACCCCGGAAGTAAAGATCGGGGTAGGTAAAAAGCAGAGGATGAGGAAAGACAGATATTCCGCATTATTAATGGCAAATATGGCATCTAGAAGTATTAATCTTGAAGAGAAACAATCGGTGTATCATGGATATGGTGGTTTTGCAGCTAAGGATAATTCTAAGAAATTTGAGGGAGCCACATTCACAGGACCAAACTGGTTTACCTCTAATATGAACAACCTGTATTGAAGTTTTTGGAGTATACACATTAGTCAGATTGTGGTCTGATTGTATATAGATTGTTGACTTCATAAGGAATTAGCTATGTCAGAAAATGAAAACGAAAATAAAAAGACAGACAAAACACCTTATATCTTCTGGACATCCGCAGAAGATCAACAAGATGCGTTTGATAAAACTTCTGGCAATATAGATAGCTATGACGGGATAATGGCTACGGCAAATCGTAGATCATACATAGATATTGAACCAAACATCTCCGTTAGGACAGACTTTCTAAAGGATGACTATTACCGGTTTCGTCCTAGCGAAGAACCGGCGAGTAATTTCAAGCAATCTATCAGCATGTGCATGAAAGCATATGAAAAGGTTGGCATCATCAAAAATGTTATAGACTTAATGGGCGACTTTGCTTCTCAAGGAATAACACTTAATCACCCTAATAAGAAAATAGAAAAGTTCTATCGCAAATGGTGGAAGAAGGTAAAAGGAGAAGAAAGATCCGAAAGATTTTTAAATACGTTATATAGATGTGGAAATGTTATTGTACACAAAAGATATGGCAAGATAAGCAGGAAGCAAGAAAGAGCCATGTCCAAAGGCGAAGCTCTAATTGAACTGCCAGAGATAGAAGTTGTCAAGAGGCAAATTCCACTTAAGTACGATTTCCTTAATCCTTTACAGATAGAAGTAGATGGAGGATATGCTGGAGCTTTTAGTGGAGAACGCACATATAAAATGAAGGTCAGTAAGTCTGTGATTAACTCTTTTGAGAAGAATCCTCAATATGCTGATAAGCTTCCTCCAAAGATTAAGACCGCATTAAAGAACCGGGATAGTCATATTAAGCTAGACAATGATACCATTGAAGTCTTCTTTTACAAGAAGGACGATTGGGATTTATGGGCGTATCCGATGGTAAATGCTATCATTGACGATATTCTTATGCTAGAAAAAATGAAGCTGGCAGATATGTCCGCACTTGACGGTGCGATTAGTAATATCAGACTTTGGAGATTAGGCAATCTAGAACATAAGATTTTGCCAAATAAGGGAGCTATCGATAAGCTAAGAAATATTCTAGCTAGTAATGTTGGAGGCGGAACAATGGACTTAGTATGGGGGCCGGAAATTGATTTTAAGGAAAGTAATACCCAAATCTATAAGTTCTTAGGAACAGAAAAGTATCAGCCGGTGTTGAATAGTATTTACGCCGGTCTTGGTATTCCTCCCACATTAACTGGTCTTGCTGGTCAGTCTGGCGGATTCACCAATAACTTTATTTCTTTAAAGACCTTGATTGAGAGACTAGAGTATGGTCGTGACTTACTATATCAATTCTGGGAAAAAGAAATTGAGTACATTCAAAAGTCTATGGGATTCTCGGAACCAGCAACATTGCATTTTGAACACATGATTTTATCGGACGAGGCGGCAGAAAAGAATCTATTAATGCAGCTTGCAGACCGCGATATTATCTCCATAGAAACATTGAGAGAAAGATTTGGAGAACTTCATGATATTGAAGATTCCAGAATAAAGAACGAGGGTAAGAAGAGGGCTAAGAGACAAATGCCTCCAAAAGCAGATCCTTTCCATAATGGAAATGCTGATTCAGAATATAGAAAGATTTCACTTCAAAGAGGTGAGATTGGAATTGATGACCTCACTACTTTACAGCCCAAAAAAGATTTTGTGATGCCAGTGCCAAACTCTCAACAGTCAAAAAAGAGTGTTCCTAAAAATAATGGTAGGCCAAAGTTTACTCAAGATACTAAACCAAGAAAACAAAAACGAGTGCTGCCAAAAAGCAAACCGGCATTAGCTTCTGTTATGGTTTGGAGTAGTGAAGCACAAAAGACAATTTCCAATATTGTAAATCCAGCAATGCTAAGTCATTACAATAAGAAAAATCTCCGAGAGTTAACAAAAGCAGAGCTAAATGATTTGGAAGAAATTAAGTTTAAGGTGCTTTGTAATATGACTCCATACGACGCAATAACTGAAGATAATGTGGCAAATATACTAGAAAGTAATCCTAAAATTACTAACTCTCAAAGCACAATAAAGGCACAATTACGGGCCGAGTTTGTTGAGAAGCAAGGTAGAGGTCCATCTATGGATGAGCTTAGACAGATACATAATCTAGCTTATTCGTTTGATTTTTTTAACGAATGATAACTTGAATCGTATTTTTTGGAGTATTTAGGAATAGAAGAAAGGCTACTACATGAAAATATATCAAAATGAAATACTAGATGGCATCGATAAGCTCATAGGGGATAATAACTCTATTGCTTTTCAGTGCGATATTTTCAAAAATGATACTATTTTTAATGATCAACCATTAGTAGCATATTTTCTAGATGAAACTAATAAACAGTCCGATCTATATTATTTGAATTCTATTCTGGTTTCTGCCGGATGGAATAAGAATGATGATGTATTTGGAATAAACGAACTTTGGGCTGCAAGAAATACTCCGATAAATAAACAGTTCAACTATATGCATGATGATTCTGATATCATCGGACATATTACTGGATCTATGGTCGTTGATCATAACGGTAAGAAGATAGAAGATGATGCGGACTCTACAAAGCTGCCCGAAAAACTAGATATCATAACTAGTGCGGTGATTTATAAAACTTGGTCAAATGCACAGATGAGGGCAAGAATCGAAGAACTAACAAAAGAAATTGACGAAGGTAAGTGGTCGGTTTCAATGGAGTGTATATTTAGTAACTTTGATTATGCTTTAATTGGTCCCAATCAAGATCAAAAGGTTTTGGCTAGAACGGACGAGTCTTCCTTCTTAACAAAACACTTACGAGCGTATGGTGGAAATGGTGAGTTTAAAGGCTACAAGATAGGAAGACTTTTAAAAGGCTTTTACTTTTCTGGAAAAGGGCTTGTTGCTAAACCAGCTAATCCAAGAAGTATCATTCTTAGTAAGGAAGTCAATCCTTTTAATAGCAAAGCCGATATAACCTTTTACAATTTTTTAACTGCGACGGAGAATCATAATATGAGCATTGATATGACCAAGCAGATTGAAGATTTAAAGGCAGAATTAGAAGCTTCTAAAGCAAGCTTTGATGCCGAAAAATCTACAATCGAAAAAGACAATAGCGAAAAACTAGCAGAACTTACATCTGCTAACGAAGCTGCTCTTGCCGAAAAGGATCAACTAATTGCATCTCTTGAAGCCAAGGTAAAGGAATTGGAAGATTCTTTTGCCGGTATGAATGGCGATAAAGAAAAGATGATGAAAGAAGTTGAAGCTTTCAAGCAAGAAATGGTAAAGAAAGAAGATGAAATGAAGGGCATGAAAGAAAAGTATACTGCCATGCTCAAGCAAATGAAGGGGATGAAGCGTGTTGCATCCCTCCTAGAAGCTGGTGCTAACGAAGAAAAGGCAAACAAGATCGTTGAAGACTTCTCAGATGCTTCTGACGAAATGTTTGCTTCTGTAGTGGCCTT